TTTTTTTCCTTGTAAAATTCTTAGAAATGAGATATGTTGATAAAGAAAGTAAACCATTAAAGTTTATTATTCGCGATACTTTAGTTGTTTATATTAGCGTAGTTACTGGTAATTTTATTTATGAACAAGTGACACCAGTATTAGAAGAAACTGTTAAAACACCTAGTGTGCCCATAGCATTTACTGATGATGCGCCATTTTAAAAGATGATCTTATTTCTTCTATTTTAAAAAAAAATAATGTGTCATCTTTATTTGTTAGTTGTCCGACGATCAACTTATCTATTTTCAATAATTTTATTATATTGCTTAGAATGAGACCAAACCAATACAAGTTTAAAATAAATAGGCCATAAATAATAGCTATAACTATTTTGTCACACATAAAAAACTTATTATATTTAATAATATTTTCAAAAAAGTCTTGATTAGTAATAATGTATTTAAAATACAAATATATTCTTGCATAGAAAAATGTCATAGCAAATAATCCATCATTAATTGGATGTATAAAAGCTGGTATACTAACAAATTGTAAAATACTTGGGTCTTTTAACATATTTCTTATACTTAAAAAAATGTTACTAATTTCAGCTAACGCAAATATATATAATTCATTTTTAACTGGTTCTGCTATATCTGGACACATTAGATACCAAAATATTACAAATATAAACAATATATGATGTATTTTAAATTCAAGTTTTTCAACAAAATACAAATGAATTGTTAGATATACTAACACAGTTATAAATAAATAATCTAACCATTTAATATCTTTTTCAGAATTACAAAATTGATATAAACAAAAGCAAGCATATAATGATACAATAAGTGTTGTAATGTATTGTCCTGTATCTTTATTTATTATATTATTTATTATATTATTTATTATATTATTTATTATATTAGTCATTTATAAGTATTTATTATAAATAACTAGTGATGATAACGTATTATATTTTTACTTTATTTTTATTTTAATGATAAACTATTCTGTATTTTCTCAATTTCTAAATAAAACGCATCATTTTTGTTAGGTCTATATTTAAATACATCGTAGCCAAAAGCTGTATTAATTGCTTTTTTACTAATAAGTGAAAACCAATACATATTTAATAAACTTAGTGTCCAGAAAGAAAGTATACTTAGTTTATCCACCAACCAAAAATTGGCAGTCTTTGCTAAATTACTGTAAACATCTGGATTAAATACAACATTTTTGTTAAACAAGTATATTCTTGTATATGTAAATAATAATAAAAACAAAAGGTCATTTACTGGTTGTATTTTTTTTAAAAGTTTAGAAAATCCAGTTGATAAATCAGTTGTTGGTTGTTTCAAATATGTCCGTATAATTGACTTGGCATTTAAAAATATAGAACTAGTTTCAACCATAAGTGTTGTAAACATTGGTTCTACAATAGCAAATGGTATAGATGGAAAACATAATGATAGTATTGTAAGACATAAACTTGAAATATGATGTATTCTAAAATCTAATTTGTCACAAGTATACAAATCATAAATAAGATATACAAAAAATACATACCAAATATATCTAAACCATTCAATATTGTTAGTTTGTTTATATTTATAGAGGCAAAAACAAGAATATAATGCCATTGATAGAGAAATAGAATCTTCTATATATGGTTTAAAATCCATTATAATAAGGCTATAACCTACTAATATTTTTTATAATGAAATTATACTTATTTCAAATTTTATTTTAATTTTATTTTAATTTTATTTTAAATTTTACACCATAAATAATTTGTTAGTTTATCTACCAGTCCATACCTTAACAATTGTTCCGTGAATAATTTTATTATTAAAATCGTTCATATATTGGTCAAAATTATAACCAAATGATAAATGGTGTGTTCTAATATCACCATAAAATGATGGTAAAACTGATAAACTATTACATTCATTCGCAAACAACAACCCTATAATACGCTCAAATCCACATCTATCTTTACGACATGTAATTGCATTTACTAAATTAGTAATCTTATATTTTCTTTCTAAAGATGACAAAAATGTATGATTTATAAAACACTGACCACCAAAGCATAAATTAAATTTATTTTTATCATCCATACCTAGAACATTAATTTCGCTTCCAGTAAGACGCTGTTTTATAAATGCGCCACCTTTTAAATAATTAGTTATACGTACTAAATTAGTTAAATGCTCTTTATCATAAGGATGATGCCAAAAAGGAAGCACTGGTATTTTAATTTTTTCAAATGGAACTCGTTTATGAATAAATGTGCTGTCGTGAATAATGACCGCATTGTCAAACCATTTATGTCTTAAATAGTAAATAAATGGCAGTAATTCACCACGGCCAGGATATTCAGATTGTATAATTTCTAAATTCTTATATTCAAAGTCAGCATTTATAAAGCTTTGGTTACTATTATCATCAATAATAATAATTTGTTTTAATGGATATAGGGACCGAATTAACTTAACATTTTGATTCCAATATTTGTTAGTTTGTTCTGAATTAACGTGTCTTGTAATTATAAATCCAAAATTCATTTTATTTGTATTACATATTACAAATAAAATAATTATATACAACTGAATTTATCTTTAGTTTATCCTTAATTTATATATGATGGTAATTCATCTATATTTATAACTTGCTCATTTTTACCTACATTGTTCTTTGATACAACAAATTTATTAAACTCTGGACGTTCTAATTGTGCTACAGGAGTATGATTATGAACACATCGGGCAATCATTTTATACAATTTGAAGTCCGGATAGCGCTCAACTCCGTTATTTTTATATAGCACATTAATTCCATTATCATCAATACACCATTCAACAATTATTCTAACAATTGGTTCACATGATTCCAGATTTTTAATATCATCCAAGTCATTAATTATATAATCAAAAATAGAACAAGCTAGACGGCATAAGTCAAAACTGAAATTAGGTTCTAGACGTGGTTTCTTTTCATTAAAATATGGTTCTGTATTATATTGTGTTGCCGCATCGCCTCCAGTCTGAAAACTATCGCTACAAATTGTCTTTCCGTTAAATTTATAAATTGCGCGACCAAAATCAATAATTTTATATATTTTACCAAATGTGGGAACTTTGTAATACTTCTTTTTATAACAATAATAGATAAATTTTTTGTTAGTTGTAACATACATTACATTATTTGTATGAAGATCATTATGAGTAAATGAAAACATCTTTTGATAAGTAATCAGTATCATTATAATTTGTATTAATGCTGAAAACCATTCGTCATTTGTTAGTTCAGTTGTCAAAATTAAGCTGTCAAATGTATTTTCACAATGCTCCATACAAATTAGTTGAATAGGAAATTTTGGAAAAGTTAGCCATAATGTTTCTTCATCAATATCAGAATAGTCGCTACTGTTAGTGGCACTATTTGTCTCGCTATTTAGAGAACTTTTTGTCTCTTTTTCTGCGTTAATATCAGCATCAACATTAGTATCAATATCAAGATTATTATCGTCATTTTCATCTATATCATCGTCTTCACCATCTACTTCTTCGTCTGTATGTGTATGGGATGTTCTAGATGAGCATGATGACCCAGATGCTATTGTTTCAGATTTTTTGGGGTCTATTTTAAATTCAGATGAGTTCATAATATCAACCAAGTCAACATTCATATTTTTAATATCAGATAATGTAATAAGATTATTATTATCAAGATTATTATTATCAAGATTATGAATATTTAGATCATTATTTAGACCATTATTTTCAAAAATATTTTCAAAAATAGTATCATCAAATGATTTAATGGATAGCACTGATTTATTAGACATAATCTTTAATGGTTTCAATGGTTTTACTTCTTCATCACTTGTTAGTAAATGCGAATAATCTTCAACATTAAATAATATATTTTGTTTCTTTACAAAGAAGTCTGAATGAACCAAATATTCAATATCATCCATAATATTAATTTTATAGTTATTTTTGACAGCTAAAAAAGAGCCATAGAAGTCTATACCGTGAATAAATCCGTGATTATTTAATATTTGACTTGTTAAATATGAAAAGAACCCATCAACATATGCTGAGTTATTAACATCCGCTATTTTAGGATTTACAGGCGCATTTTTATTAATAGATGGAAGATTAAATAAATTTACATCATTGTAGTTGTATTTACCTATAATATATTTAAAAGGATCTAACAATGGTGCCATTTTTATAAATACCTTTTGACTACTAGTAAAGTCACCACTAGAATCATTACTGTTTTTTAGTTTACAATTATAAATATTATCTGAAAAAAGTTCATTATTTTTATTAGGTTTATTATCTTTTAAATCAGAAACATACCACAAGTGATTTAAATTTATGCTATTATAATTGGTCTCATTTAATGAGAAAAATCTATCGTAAATAGGTATATAATTCTGAACCTGTTCTAAGCTAATTGTATTGTTAGTTTGGAATTTAGTAAAGAGGTTAATATTTTTCCTTTTTTGATAATTAATACTAAAGGATGATTTAGTAGTGGATTGTGTTGTTGCCATTAGCTAATAAAAATATTAATATTAGTAATATTTAACTCATTTTATACAATATTTTATAAGTTTTATAATATTTATAATAAATTCCTAAAGATTTATAAGTTTGAGTTAAACAAAATAAATCTTTTATAGTTGTATAGATATAATGAATTTAGAACTAAAAAGATTTGATATGAAAAGCATTAGTTTCAAGCCGGATGAATCTAAGGGTCCTGTTGTAGTTTTAATTGGGCGTCGTGATACCGGTAAATCCTTTTTGGTTAGAGACTTGCTGTATTACCAGCAAAGTATCCCAATCGGCACTGTTATTTCTGGAACAGAAGAAGGTAACGGGTTTTATGGAAAATTGGTGCCAAAATTATTTATCCATAATGAATACAATACAGCAATTATTGAGAACATTTTGAAGCGACAACGAACTGTTTTAAAACAGATTAAGAAAGAAATGGAGCAGTTTAAAAGAACAACTATTGACCCGCGAACTTTTGTGATCCTTGATGACTGCTTATATGATAACACTTGGTCACGCGATAAAATGATGAGGCTACTTTTTATGAATGGCAGACACTGGAAGGTAATGCTAATCATAACAATGCAATATCCATTGGGTATTCCACCAACACTAAGAACAAATATTGATTATGTTTTTATTTTAAGAGAGCCATATATAGCAAATAGAAAGCGAATTTACGAGAATTATGCTGGTATGTTTCCTACATTGGAATCATTTTGTCAAGTGATGGACCAATGTACCGAGAATTATGAGTGCCTAGTGATAAATAATAACGCCAAATCTAACAAATTACAGGACCAAGTGTTCTGGTATAAGGCCGACGCACATAATGACTTTAGATTAGGTTCCAAGGAGTTCTGGGAGCTGTCCAAATCAGTAAATGATGAAGACGAAGAGGAGCAATATGACCCAAATAATGTGAAGAAACGTGGTCAGGGACCCAAGATTGCGGTAAAAAAGAGCAAATGGTAATCGGCTTTTATAAAAACCACTTTTAAATTATAAAAGCGGTCATCAAGTTGGAGGAGCACTATTCTTGCTCTTCCATAAGAGAAAGCGGGTTTAGAACAATATTTTTATAAATTAAATAATATTCAATTTATAAAATTAAAAAACTGTTTATTCAACATCTTCCATCTTGGAATCCTTATTGTCATTATTTGACAAAGCAAAAGGTCCGCTAACTAACTCAGACCTGCCATAATCAGATTGACCAACAACAATATTGTCGCCATCAAAAAGCTCGCTACGAATATCAGCAACTGAAATAGTATCAGAGGCAGATAATTTGCTTTCCTGAGTATTTGCAATACCAACCAAGTTT